CCCGCTTTAATGCGCTCTAGGAAGACACGGCCCTGCTCATCTTTGCGGTAAGTTAGATACAGATGATGGGCAATATCTCGCAGCTCTGCGTCAATCTTCTTAAAACGCGGGGTAATACCGACGGAGGCTTTATGAAAGACTGAGCCTGAGGCAAGGTACCCAAGTGCACGTAACTCGTGCCACGACAGCGTATCGTAAGTGCAGTGGTCTGTAGGTAACTTACCGGCGGCCGCCACTAGGTCACCAATTACTAAATCCCCCATAAGGATAAATCCTTTGGGGGTAAGAATAGGATGCAGGTCAGTCGCTTTTATTTGGTTACCGCTCGAGGTCATCAACGTCCACACCGGTTTCCACTGATCTCTTCGAATAAATCCCCGACGAAGTGTGAACTCTCCGGATGTGGAGTATCCGTAGGTCACGAAAGACTTTCTTTTTAAAAGTTTGGTTATTGTCTCATAACCCCTGTCGGTAAGAATACGCGCCGAGGCTGGTTGACACTTTCCGATTGCACGTCCACCGGTTACTACAATGTGTGCCGATTGATCGCTGAGGATTTCTCGTTGAAACGGGCGGAAAAAGAATTCCTCGGCGGGCCAGTTGGATTTGTTCATGTCAGCTGTGTTAGTAGAGCGAAGAAACTCATTCAACCAAACGGGATCCTCTATTATCTCAAGTAGTGCGAGATCCGCGTCATCTAGCTTAGTTTTCAGCATCGAATGCCTCCTGACTGAAATCATCTGACAGCACTAAGTCATCTTCCTCTACATCAGCCGAACTGCCGGATTGTTTAGAGTTAACTACAGTATATCGATGTTTTTTACGCCAGCTGGAATCAGCAATGTCGAAGAAAATATCCTTCTCCTCGCGAGAAGCTGAAACTGCTTTGTTACACTGATTACAGTTAACTTTTAGTGTAAATCGAGAATGATCGTGCATAATAGAAAACCGTCCCAAGAGAATTTTACAATCTGGGCAGTAGAGTTTAACTAGGCGGCGTTCAAGAAAGTCTTGGGCAGTAGCCTTGAGATTAACGATATACTCAGCTATTGAATCTGACTTGTCGTTCGTTCTGGTTTTTCTATCTAGTGCGAGTGCCCGCTCCAACTGTAGATTACGTTCAATGATGTCTTTAAGAGACGATCCCAAACGTTGAATCATATCAATATTATCTACGGGGTCGTCAGCGGTTAAGTCCTGAAGCTTTGCTTGAAGAGTTTCAATAATAACTTGATTATTAATGAGCATTTCAAGGTTCGCTCGGTCGTTCGGAGAAGATAACGTAACTAAGTCGTATTTGTCCGAATAGTCTTTTAAAATCTCACTAAACCTACGATTCTTTGTCATTTATTCCCCTTACGATAAAGGATACACAACGAAACTCGTTGGTATCCTTTATCAATGTCATTATTATCTTGTCACTAGCGAATTGGGCAGGCCCCACCTTCGCAGTCACTACCGAGGTCATCGTCTACTTCTATGTTCTCATACTGAGTTAACAACGCAATAATTGAATCGCCCGTGATTGCCGAGACAGCCGCTGAACGCCGCAAGTACTCTTCTTCCGTAATCTCCTCGTAGGGCATTAAGGGGTAAGCTGACGTAAATTTCGGAAGGAATGACACCCCGATGTAATCGTCCCAACGTTCGAGCAAGAGCGCAATAATTGCCGCTATTTCTGAAGGCTCGAACGAGATTGTGATAGACGTATTATGATCACTCCAGTTCTCTTGCAAAATGAAGTACCGATGTAATTGATCAACGGCGGATTCAGCAGAAGCCGAGCGTTTTGCCGAGGTTTTAATCGGAAACTCAACAACCCACGTATGAGCATCGCGCAACGTGTTCTCGCGTTCCTCAGGAGACTGCGCTCGATACGCATCAGGCATGCAAGACGTGGCTTCCGGATAGATTGGGTACCCCGCTGCTTTCATGGCCATAGCCAAGGGATCTTGGCTAGAGATACGCACACGACGCACGTAGAGAGGCGCATACGAGGCATGGGCACCACTAGACACGGTAGGGAGCTGTGCGAGCGTCCCAGAGGGCTTGACGCAGGTAACCAGCAATGGCGGCGGGATTCTCAAAAGTTCTGCATAGCCGTGAGCGGAATTCTGAGCAACACGGTTAAGTGCAAAAAGCAGTCGTCTGACTGTCCAAAACTCAGCTTCTTCGGCACCGCCTACACGAATTGGATCTGCAGCTGATTTAGTTGTGTCGACACCAAGTGCATCCATAGCCTCGACGTACCCCGTAATCGACACACCGGTGAGACGGTCTCGGGCCTGTACTCTGTTCCAGTGCGGGAGTTCCAACTCCAACGTGGCCATACGCACACCAATAGAAGTGGCAAGCTCAACTGCTGTAGAAAGACCCTCGTAATCTAACCAAGGTTTTGCCGTTTCGGCATCACGCACGAACGCCCGCATATTTACTTCTGAAAGATTGCAAACCCCGTTATCCGCGAGTAGAATCTCCGCACACGGATTAGTGCCTGCATAGTTAGGCCGTCTTTCAGCAGCAGCAGTTGCATTGATAAATCCCGGCTCCCCATTAGTCACAATCCGTGAGAAAATGTTTTTTAGTTGCTCCTCAGTTGGTTTTTCAGTAAAAAACACTGAGTTGTTACTCATTGAGCGGAATCGCTTATCTGCTTTTGCGGGATCCGTCCAAAGATCTAGTTTGGCATCAAGAATTGAAGTATCGTTAATATCAAAAAGAGTAATCTCGCTAGAGCGGCGTACACCACCGACAACTACAGCCTCTCCGATTAGATTCATAATGTCCATAGCCTGCACAGTAGTAATGTTCCAATCGCGTGTTTGGCCTACTACATAACCTTCGTTAAGAACATCTACAATCTTTGAATACATGTTGGATAGTGCACTTGGACCTGAGGCACGACCGCCAAAAGTCTTAAGCTGCTCTCCCGCAGGACGAACCCAGTTGTACACAACATTAAGTTTTGTAGTACCTGCGGAGAAGGCGTCAAGCAAATAGCGTAACCCGTCAACCCAGCCCTCTTTACTGTCCCCAATCCAAAGAGTTGCTTCTCCGTATGAATCGTGCTCAACCATGAGTTCTGTACGATCCTGTCGACCAATTGCCGGTACCGGTACGTAATCAACATTGTTAATTGAAAGACCGCGTTTAATTCTTGGAAGACTTTTTACATCCTCAGGAAGAACACGAAATCCTACACCGGTACCAAGCATCATCAAGTAAAACGCGTCATAGAATGCTTGAAAGTCATCAACAATCATAAAAGAGCAGTTAAAGTTACTAAGCGGATATTTCTTAGCGGCCTCAGTACCACCCGTCCACAAAGTACGACCAGCGGGGAATACCTTGAGGTTGAACATGTAATCAAAAAGAAGTTCCGCTTGTTCTTTAAGATCGGTAACACCTGACTTGTCGAGTGAAATACTATACTCGACAACACGCTTAACCGTGTCCTTCCAAGTCTCACGGCGTTTAAGATGGGGAATGAATCGACTGTAAGTACGGAGATAAACAAACTGACCCATTAGACTGGGCCAGTTTGGATTTTCATTGTACTGCGCTAAAAATTCTGGGGTGAGGTACATCGTTAATCTCCTAAAGTAAAATTAATAGTTGGGTCAGTAAACGAAAAGTTTTGCATACACTTCAAAATACTTCGTTTATTCCGTTCAAATGCAACCTGAGCAACCATAAAATTACGAAGCTTGCTCAAAAATACCTGTGACTCTTCACCACTGTAGGGTATGTATACTTGATGAAATTCAAGACTTTCTTCGGATCCTGTAACTGTATAGCGTACACAGATTGTGCCGTCTCCAATCTCTGTGTACTCTACAACTGCGTATCTTGCCATTGTCAACGCTCATCTCCGCTACCTTGAATAGTGTTTCGTTCTACGCGGCCTAACAACTTTGCTTGATTGCGTTCAAGGACCTCTTCGAGAGTAAATCCAAGATCATCCACAATACAAGTCGCATACCAGATAACATCACCCAGTTCATCAATAATTTTGTTTGCTTGCTCAAGATCCAACTTACCGGCGGTATCTCTCAAGACTTTCTTTACTTTACCTGCTACCTCTCCTGCTTCTGATGCTAAACCTAGAGCGGGGTAAATTACTGCGAACTGACGGTCGTAGCGCTTAGTAGACACTACAAATTTTTGATACTCGTTCATACATCCTCCAAAAATTTGAAAAAAAAATCGCTAACTTATTAATAATAATATTAATAAGTTAGTTATTATAATAACATATATAAGTATAATAAACAAGTTAGTATATATCTCTTTTATTTATATACTAGTATTTTTTTTTATTTTTGATCTGTTAGTAGTTTCCTATTCCCCACACAATTATAACAATCGTGTCAAATAGTTTTATTAGAATTAGATAAGAATTAGATGAGTGTTGTATGAGTAGAGAATGCCGCTTAGTAAATGATCAGACTAATTAGCAAATTTGTGCTAAACTTAAGTAGGTGTATATACACTAAATTTTTGGTCAGGTGGTTTTATGAGATACATTCGGTGCCTTTTTTGTGATAACGGTAAACAAAGATTTGATTTTTTATGTAGGGACTGCCGCTTACTATATGGTCCATACGAGAAAGAACTTTGGTTTACCGAGCTAGTAGCCATGGAAAGAAAGCAGACTAAAATTACTCGACAAGAGTCGACTAATTACGATGTCTCTTATCTGTCAAAAGAAATTCGCCCTCACTTGGGTTCATCCCGTGCTAGAGGAAGACCTAAAACAACAAGTTTAGTTGAGTCCTACGTACGCTCGACATACGAACCTACGGCTTCTGTACGTCAAGTAACAGCCCGTTGTTTAGAGGCTGGTTTAGTTGTCTCTCGTGAAAGTATACGAACAATTCTAAACAAAATCAAGGTGACAAAAAATAAACATGATTAATAGACAGGAGGATTTATGCCATTAAACGTTCCTTCGGCAGTTACAGTAACTGTCGGCACTATAGAGATAGTAGAGAATGCCGCTACTACCCACTACCAACAATTTGTACTAACCTCACCTGAGGGAGTTGCGCTCGGTAGTACCGCTAACCCAATTCCCATGTACACCGCTGTTTCAGGGAACTACGTATCAAATTTCAATATAGGAGAGACAGTAGTCCCCGTAGGCGGGGCATTTTACGAGGAATCCTTAAACAATACTCTCCTTGAATTACAGACTAGCGAACTCTCCGTTAATCGACTGACGGTTCGCGGTAGTTTAAAGACTGCGGGCGATGGTCGCGTTAACGAACTTGTCGGATCTTCTAACAGCGGTTACGACGACATTTACGTTGCGTCCGGAGTATACGCCGCAAATAACTTAAACATACTTAATGCAAACGGTTCGTTCTTCACTCTTAACTCAACAACGTCTCGTCACTTTTATATACCAATGATACGATCTGGCTGGCGTGCACTTAGCTTTAGCTTTTTGGCCCCTGTGTCAGGGAGCCTTTCAATTCACGCTGACTTTGGGTCGCTTACACGAGATATACTGGTTACCGGACTTTTAGTTCTTCCTAATATTCGTTACGGCCTGCTTGGTTCTAATGTTACTACGTCAGGATCGTTGATTGGTATTCCCGCATTATCGGCACCTGTCAATGGGTTTATTATCTCCTTTGACCCAGCTGCAACAGACGTGGGTTCTTTTGAAATTCACATTACACGAGGTGCTTAATGACAGATGTTTATAAAGAAGAAGAGCTCTCCCCTAGGCAAGAAGAACTGGTCACTGACTTAATAGAACTTACTGATCGATTTGGTAAGTTTGGCCAAGGCGTTGACAGCGAGGGATCACACTACACTCCCGCAGAAAACAACCCATTTAAATCAGAGGGTTTAATCTGTGCTAACTGTGCGTTCTTTAGTCCAGATAGTAATGCTTGCTCAATTGTTATGGGTGTCATTGAACCAGAGGCAATTTGTAAGTTTTGGGTTATTGAAAATGCCGAGCTAGGTTCAGAACCGGAGGACATGCTTCAAGAAGAGGAATCGGCTATGGCCGCTCGTTACAGCGGTATTGACTTCTCGCCCCCAGCGGGTGTAAAAGCCGCCGCTAAACGCGGTCTTGCTTTGCACGACAAAGGGCTCAGCGGGGACGGTCTTGAATCGGCTACTGTACTGTGGGCACGGAAGTACACGCAGGGTAAAGCAGTAAGTCCGGAGCGCGCTCGAATGGGTAACCGATTCTACGGAAGAAACGCTCGATTTGCGACCGCACCAAAAGACTCGCCTGCGTGGGTTTCGTGGTTGTTGTGGGGTGGGAGTTCTGGTCAAGGCTGGTTTGCAAAATTGGTCAAACAGATGGATGCAGCTGACAAAAAAAGTTCGGCATCAGTGAGCGGTGCAATTTGTCTTGCAGAGGAGGCAATTGCAAACCCCTTCCTTAAGGAAATTTTTCTTATTCTTACGGATTTTGAGCCGAACGCAAATGGGGAAGGAATTCCACGTAGCGAGGCTGAAAATATTATAAAAACTTCTCGGTTGACGCCGATTAAGATAGCCGCAGACGAGAAGTCTTACGGTGGCCATACGGGAGCACACCCTGTAGGTGCGATCATCGAGTCATTTATGGATAACCATAATGGTAAAGATGTTATAAAAGCTCGCGCTTTTATTTGGAAAGACGAGTATCCCGCTATTTATGACCTTGTAAAGAGTCAAGCGTCCGAAGGTAATTTTATCGGTACTTCTTGGGAAGTTTACTACACTCATGCTGAGGAGGAGAAAGGTGTCCGCTGGCTTCGGGATGTAACGTTTGCAGGTACTTGTATTGTTGACAACCCTGCGTATGGAGATCGCACCCCGCTGCTTAGTGTCGCTGAAAAACAAACTATGGATTTAAAAGAATTAGAAGACAAAGTAACAGAGCTGACTGCACTGATTACAACAAAGGAGATTACAATTAATGAGCTCGAGTCGAAAATCAATGTATACCAAGAAACCGACCGGCAAGCCCAAGCCGAGCGGCGGAAAGCGCAAGTAGCACAACAGTTAAGTGCTGTTTTTTCAGAAGCTGAAGTTTTGGAAAAACTTGCGTTTTACCTTGCCCTTGACGATGCTGTTATTCAGCAAGTACTTACCGATCTTACTAAGACGGTAAAGTCGACGTCGTCTGAAAAGAAAGAACCGGTCTTTGTTCCTGAGCCCACCGGTGCCCCGTCAAATCCGACTGATCCGAAAACTCTTGCGGCGGCAATCAAACAGAGCCTTAAGGATTCAAAGTAGTGTCGTATGACATTCGTGAAGAACAACGAGTGTTCAATTTCTGTGTCTATCGTCAAGGAGACGAAAAGCCAATGCAGTGCTTTGAAACCGCCGATGAAGCACAGGCATATTGGATGGCTTTGAACGTGGCCGATGTAACTGAGGCGTCAGCTGAGTCTAAATCAGCTGTTTCGACTTTAGCTACAGAGTTCAAAAAATTACTAAAAAGAGGTTAAATAAATGGCTGTAATTGTAACTACTCAAAACAGCACTCAAGGTGTGGCCGCTACTACCATTATGGAAGGTCGAGCCGTCACCCTGACTGCTTCGGGCGTCAGAAATGACTTGCCCAATGTCACTTACGCGTCTGTGAATCAGGAACGCGGCGTATTTATTGCGTTTTTCCCACCTGATAATTTCCCACGCCCCACTTACGAGGATCTGTACACGGTGCCGTCAACGCGCGTTTATGATCTTACTGACAGCACTTTGTATGGCGATCCAACGTTCTACAAGAAGCAATATCTTATTCCTCGTAGCATGTGGGCTGAACCGCTTGCATACAGCGGTGAGTTAGTTGCACTGCATCGAGGTCGAATTGGTATTACCGCCAGTTGTTTCGTCGACGACGCGAACATTCGCGTTCCCGGTGCCCGTGTGGCAGTCGGTGGTTCTGGTTTGCTGGTCTACACTACTAATAACTTGTACACAATTGCAGTTGTTGAGCGTTTCGCTCCTGACACTGGCGTTTTGTACATTAGCATGGGAGTATAACGAATGAATAGAGAAGCTTTAATGAAGTCTGTTGCCGAAGTGGCAAAGACGGCCGGTACCTCACAGTCAGGTAAATCGGCATTTGCCGAGTTGCTTATTCAACTTGTAGAGCCCAATCACTTGTCTCTTGACTTGTTCTCGACTTTTATGCCGAGCCGACAAGCGAGCCTGAACGACGTCGCTATCAAGCGCGTACGTCGCGGTAAATACTCGGTTCAATCAATGGTACCGGGTACTTCCCATCTTGTGTCACAGCCAACGACTGTGCACGACTACCACAGCTACGTCTTCGATCGTTTGATTGGTGGTGTGCGTGAAAGTCTTTGGAATGTGCAAAACGGTGCAGTTCAAACTGTAGATCAAATGCGTCAGCAACTGCAATTCGATCTGACCGACAACCTTGTTGCCCGTGTGTTTAACTTGTTGACCTCAACTTGGAATTCGACGGACACCCCCAGTCACTACGCCCAAACCGCCGCAATCACTGCTGCCGGTATGGACACGATGATTGAAAACGTTATGTACACGGCCGGTACTGTCAAAGCTATTATCGGTACCCGTCGATCGCTTTTGCCTATGTACAAGTTTGCGGGTTTTAAAGAATACGCCTACGCTGACGGCAACGGTCGTATTGCTTACCCAATAAACGACAAGTTGATGGAATACCTCAACACCAGCCGTGTGGCTGTGTACATGGGTGTACCCATTATTGAACTGCCGCAAGTATTCCGCAATCAATTGCCTAACCTGCGTGAGCCACTCATCCCCGAAGATAAGATTATCGTGGTGGGTGACAACGCCGGTGAAATTTTGATGTACGGTGGTACTGAATACTACGAATCAACTGATGCATCAATCCAACCACCCGACTACGTGCTCCATGCGTGGATGCAGTACGGTATGGTTGTGGACATGCCCGAAAATATCGGTGTAATTAAGATCGTCTAAGGAGCATAACAATGGCAATGAACAACATATATCACATGATGCAGGATAGCGCTTACAAGCGATACACTAAAGTTCCCATCAACTTGGTTGGCGGCCTTCGTGTTGACCCGACTGACACTCGATTGCAGATTGGATGGATACTACACACGGATGAAACTGACTTTGATTTCGCCACCAAGAAACGTATGCGGTTCGTGTATGAAAATGAGGTTATTGAAATTTACTCAGAATCTGAAGATAAGTTATTTCGAAAATTAAACTCGGGGTTGTTTCGTGCAGGTTTGTTAAAAGAATTTTTCGAAACTGATGAAATAGTTAATTCTCCAAATTTTGTAGATGATTCTGAAATTAGTCGAATAGTAGAGATTCGGTCACTGACTGAATTTCAGGCAGCGGTCGCCAAGTTTGACGCTCTCGCCACTCTTGAACGAATCAAACAACAACTTATAGATCAAGGTAAATCCGTTAAAAAAGTACAGCTTTTAGAAAATAGAATAAAAGAGGTAAGTGATGTCGTGGACTGATCAAGCCCTTACAGTACGGGCAGCTTCTGAGTCTTTTTTAGTTGACACTTGCACCGTTCGTACGTTTAATGGCTACAGTACTATTGACGGTGAATACACAGAATCCTTTACAAATGTAAACAACATTCCCTGCCGGTTAATAAATCGGCAGGGAAGTGTTGTACAACAACCTGATTCGCAGGAACGTGCTATGCAACTTTTGACGTCAGTAAATACTATTAGAATACAACTTCCATATGCAGTGGCTCTTACCGAAAAAGATAAAATTATTTATAACAACGTTACCTACGATGTAACGTATGTACCAGTAAAGCACAGTCTTATGGGAGCGTTTGTAGTACAAATTGAAAAAAGAAAATGAACTCCGCCGAAAAAATAGAAAGATTTATTGCCTATTACGAGCGTCTTCCAGAGAACGTAACGTTAGTCATAAAAAGACAATTAGAGTCAAGTATCGTTGAGTATTTAAACTCACTAACTCCTGATGAAACGTATCGAGCATTGGCAGACCTTAACGGCGGTGTAGTTCCGGACACGTTACCTGCGCTACCATCGCACCGGGTTCACGTTTCTGAACGAGTGCCTGACGAGATAGTTGACCGATTAGAGTCGCACATATATACAAACGCTATTATGGACTTATATAAACTCGGCCACGAACTCACGTTAGCAATCACTAGTGAAAGAATAAACGTAAATTCAATCAGTAAAATGGTAGATCAGGCGGTGGCTACTGCCGCGGAAGATAGCAACCCAGTACTAAACGCGAGCTTAAATAGCTTTATTGCTTCTATTTGTACCCCGATCTACGATAAGTTTGCCGCGGATATTGTAGTAGATGTTAATAAAGAAGTAGCAGCTCGCGTTAATTCACTATTCAAGTAGGAAACACATGATAGTAAATGCTCTTTTTCCCAATGTCTGGCGTATAGTAGCCCGTGCAATCACGCAAATCTCCGGCCAGTATGGAGGGAGGGTTTACTATAATGTCGCACCTCCTGATACTTTATACCCATATCTAATATACCAACATGACTCAAGTCTCGGCGGTATTTATGGGATGTTGAACACAACCGCGTGGAAGGGGATTATAACATTTCGATCGTTATCTTCCAGCCTTGCGGGTGCGTCGGATAGTTTAGGGGATCTGCTTAATAAGCTTGATCGCCCACTTGTGGTGAGCGGGATCCCTAATATTACGATTCCATTTGACGTGCAGTTTCATCCATACAAAAGTTATTCGTTCCCTGTGGAACGTTTAAATAACTCGGCAGTCTACACGTCTGCCGTTGGAGTTGAGACATACATCACTCCAAAATTAACGTGATACTAATTAGGAGAAAATACAAATGTCACTTGTAAGAGGAATCGAGGGTTTTTTAAAGATCTACAACTCCACCACGTCCAGTTACGATAACGTTGACTTTGTTTCGCAATGGCAGGCTTCACTTCGTACTAACCAAGTTGATGCGGGTCCTTTCTTGAACGACGGCGGTAAAATGTACACGTTCACTACGACCAAGCGTATTAATGGTAGCTTCCAAATCACGCTGCCACTTGACAATCGTGCAACTCACACGCGCTTGATCAACGTCTCAAACTCGGGGGAGTATCTTGCAATTAAGCTGGTAGCTAAAGCAGGTTACACGATGACCGTTCCTTCGGCCATCCTGACCGGTTATCAAATTACTAACGCCGCAAACAATGAAGTCACTATGAGTTTTGACTTCATGGATAACGGTGGGTTCTCAGTGGCACCCGCAATTAACGGGGATTACTAAATAGTAAACAGCCTCCTCCAAATAAAAACTGGAGGGGGCTGTTTTTTTTTATATTAAAAGGAGTATTACATGATTGATTATGCATTTGGTTCGGGAGAGTACTACGAAAGCGTAGATGATTTATTACGAGATGACTCGATTCTCGAGGTCGATATTACTATAAAAGGTTTATCGAAGCGAGTGCGTATTCGCGCACTGTCGTTCTTGCAGATGGAAAAGATTAATCAACAGTCGTCAAAAAACGGCGAGATTGATAACATTGAATTTACGGTTAACACTTTGGCAGAGGGCCTCGTTCGCCCTAAGATGAACCCAGCACAGGCGCGTAAGCTTTTAGAGGCTAATGGGGAGGTCGTACGTGAAGTCGCAGAAAATATTTGGACGCTTGGAAAAATTAGCAAAGACATGTTCGACAAGTACATCCAGACACTACAAAAAGACGCCGACTTATCGACCGACAAGTCGGAATAACGGTATACACTTATTTCTTCGTACTGCCGAATCGACTCGAGAGGAACTGGGCATGTGGGTAGATCATTTTCTTCTACCTACTCAGTTCAATGCGTTACACGCTAAGAGTCTATCAGCGCTTACCTACGCACATTTGGCAGTCGTTATTGTAGCAAGACTGAGGTCACTCGAAGGTAGTGTGAGACGAAAGGAGAAACAGGCTATTGAGAAAGAAAGAATTGAATTACGGAAAGAAGCCGATCTATTAGAACAATTTTTATAGGAGGTAAATAATGGCCGATGAGATACAGAAAGCAACAGAAGATTTAAAAGTACTGTTGCAGGCTATAGAGGCTGTAAACGCAACTACAGCGGGAGCAGCCCAAATAAAACCTGTCATGCAGGAGATAGGCGGTAAAGAGGGCATGGCTGCGTATGCTATGGGAATAGACACTCAAAATGCTGGTTTTTATGTGGATCAATTAAACGAAATGATTGAAAAACATGAAAAAGTGAATGAGCTTATTCGAGAACAAATTCAATTGACACAATCTGCAACAAAAGCATCTTCAAATTTTAACGGAGATTCTGAGCCAACAAGTGGCGGGGGTGCTTCATTAAGAAGTACCGTTGCAAGTCGTCCTCCCAATGTAACCTCAGTAGACAGGTTTGTTCGATATGTTCAACGAAACCCGACCGCACTTGATATTCCCGCAGATACTTACGACGAAGAGACAATTAAAAAATTACTAAGACTTCAACAAGGAGTCATGGAGTATTCGCAGGGAAGAACTGATAGAAGTCAACAGGCGCAAATGGGCCTTGACTTTAGAAGTCTATTCCCTATTCCCACAGATAATCGTCAAGATTCGCAAAATTTTGGTTTAATGAGTGGAGGAAGTTTACCATTAAGACGCAGTGTCGGAAATCGTCCGCGCGGGGTATCTGACGTAGACTCATTTGTTAAATATGTCTTAGAAAATCCGCACTCACTCGATGTTCCTGAAGATACTTATGACGAAGAAACAACTAAAAAATTATTAAGACTTCAACGGGGGGTTGCAGAATATTCACAAGGAAGATCGAACAGACGCGAACAAGCGCAAATGGGCCGTGATTTTAGAAGTGTATTTCCTGTTCCCTCAACTGCTCTACCGCAGGACACACGCAGCTCTATCTCAACCATGGTTAGTGCTGCTCTTAATCACATAGGTATGGGAGATAGACCGGCTGCAAGAAATTTAGATACGGCAAATGATCAGTACTTGTTAGATGTTCTAGACAATGTTCTGGACCGTATTACTGTGCTGGATCCTGACACCGGCGTTCCTCAACAAACAGCTGTACCTAAAGACTTAATTCGTTCGCAGATTAACAGGGCTGTAAGCGGTATAAATAAAGTTGTCGAAAACGCGCTCAAACGTAGATCTTACGACCCGTCGGAAACGGATCCCGTGGATTCAGATGCTCCTGACTGGTTGCAAGCACTCAATGCAGATTTTGAAGATTCTGGATTAGGAGTAAACGCGACCGCTGTTAATCTTGGAATGAACGTTTACAAAACGCCGGGTGCTACGGGTAATTTTAGACAAGCACCGCGTGGGGCTGACGGCGGTACAGTTTACAGCAAAAAGCAAAAATTTGGTAAGTCGAGTAACGACGAGGCTCGAAGTTCGTTTCGAAAATCAATTCGCGGTGACTGGAAAGCTCGAGAAGAGACCGGAGACACAGACGAATACTCAGCGGGTAGTCAAGTGTCCGGCTATGAGGCTACGTCAGTATTCCCAATATCAAGCAGTCAAAAAATATCTGAGGACATTAAAGCTCAGCGAAGGCAAGTAAATGAGGAGATTGTTGCCGGTGACATGGAGCCAGTTGAAATTGGCGGCAAAATAGTCCAAGTACCTCGTTCTTTAGCTAAGAAAAAAGATGTACTTGTTCGTGCAGTACGCGCAATGAGCAAGGATACTACTCTAGTTGGCCGACGTGCACAGGAGGGCGGCACCAAGGAAGAAACCGGGATTTATGGGAGCGGTTCCTTAGAACAAGAAACAGTGAATTTACATGCCGCTGCAATGTTGGAGCACTATCTGAGCAATCCTATGGAAAGGATAGAATCCGGTTTTGACTCCGATTTTATGCAGCGGGTGGTTATTCAAGAAACAGAGGATACCCCAAACGCTGAAACTCAAAATGCTGGAAGACTTTACGCGCAACGTTCTATAGAGTCTCTGCAAGAAAAGGCAAACTCTGCAAATAAAAAGCGTCAAACAAGCACCAACCCGTCTGACCGTGATAAGCAAGAACGAATAATGACCGATGCGATACATCAAAAAGAATTTATAGAAGACATTCTTTTCGATGAAATCCCAGAAGTCCCAGCTGGCGCATCGGAAGAGGAAGCCGAAGCGCATGTTAAGTATTACCAAAATAGGCTAGCTGAAAACCGCGGTGAAATGTTAAAAGTTTCGGCACGCGGTCTAAGTGCAAAACAAAAAGCACGAAGAGAATCTGTAAAAAGGAAAATGACTGACGACTTAATAAGTCAGGGTTATAGCAAAGAAGAAGTACTAGCGATAGGAAAACGTTATAAGGCTGGCAACACACTTAGTGACAAAGAGCGAGAGTTATTTAAACCAATAATTGAATTTGACAGAGATGAGCCCAGAACCACAGAAATTAAAGGTAAGTATGAGCCATTCACTGTAGATCAAGCACTGGCCTACATATACGGTAGTGACCTTACTCAAGTACCTGATTTTAAAGATGCTTCTATAGGAATACGAAGGTATGCCACTGAAGTGAGCGAAAGGCTTGCCGCACAAGGCGAAGTTGAATCACCTCCTTTACCAAGAGTTAAAAAAGACACTACGCCAGCAAGGACAAAAGATGCGGTGCTGGAACTTGGCAGAACCACCGCTTTAGAAGAAGCGGGTACAGGAACGGGTACCGGAGTCATGCGCCGTAGTCTAAGATTCGGCGAGGAGTACGGCCCTAACGAAAGGTATGCGGAGCGTCTAATACAACTATCGAACAGCAAAGACGAGGTTGAACGTAGAGAAGCTTTAGAGACTATTGCACTGCACCGAGCAGTCGCCGAGGCAAGAGGCTATAATCCGGATGATTATGCACAGGGCGGTATAGTTGGGGAGAATGAGGGATTTACCGGGGACAACGTAGCAAGAGCCAACCAGTTTTTAAATTATGTTGCGTTGAAAAGACGAGCTGACAATGGAGACGAAAGTGCTCAAGAAGATATAATTAAAATTGATAAGCAACGTAAGCGTGTTCAAGAACTTGATGCGGGTACTCGGGATATTCCTGATTTTCAATATCAACCAATGCTAGGCGAAGGGGCTTTTAGCCGAGTAAGCAAAACCGGCCGAAGCCTGTTTCAAAATACACCTTATTCGGGTCAGATTAAAAAAGCGCTAATGCAGGATAAGTACGGGGAAGATGTGTACGAGTCAGGGGTAGACCTGATGGGGTTAGCCGACGCAGTAGAGGCTGCAGAGATTCCTGATGATATTTCGTTAAGCGACGAAGCGGCTCGGAGAGAGGCAATTATTGCCCGTAACCCTGATTTACGAATGCAAATTGCAAAAGCTAATCGAGACATAAATCGCATAGGGCGGGAGGATCAAGACTCGATTCTACTCCCTCATGATTTAAGTGATGTCACTCCGGGAGGCGAAGCAGATCAAATAGACGACATACTAATGCAATTAATTGAGCAAAGGGAATATGTCGACTCAGAAGGCGTAGTAGCAGTACCAGAAACTAGACGTTCCTATGAAGCAGAAAATATGGTTGAGGCGCAGTTAAAACAGATGGCTGAGGGTGCGTCAAAGCGTTTGACTAATACTAAGGCCGCAGTATCTGAATCAGAGTTAAGCGACGAGGAAAGAACATTATTAGCACGTGCATTCGTAATTGATCTTCAAAAGCCTGTTGATTTGTCTTCTACACAAACGCAACCAAAAACTGCTGCACCGCCAAGAGAGACTTTAACTTCGAACGAAACACGGCGAGTATTTGAGATAAGAAAACGGCTAGTAAAGAATGCTACTAGAAAGATGGCGGTGGACCCGGAGTATGCTACGGTAGGTGGCAGAGGGTTACCTCAACTCTTGGAGATTGCGTCACTAATGGCAGATGATCGGACTCAAAATGCATCAGCATACAAGCTAACTAATTCGTTGGAAAATTTAGAGCCTGAAGACAGACAGTTTCTTAATCAGTATGATCTTAGTAAGGAAAAACAACGCAGGGAAGCTGTCGAAAAGGGGTCTGCACGGGTTAGGCGGGTACTGGGATTTATTAATTTTGACGATAGAGCGATTGAGAATCTTTTATCTTATAATCCAGTAGTCGGTCTTGGCGAGGAGAACACGCGGCGAGGAAACGACGATTCAACAAGAGTAGAACGAGAAGCTAAGACAGGTTTACGTCAGATAGCTAGTGATGCCGCCTCAGTAAGAGAGGCCTCTCAACTAAATCTATCATTTCGACCTGAACCAACAAAAACGGAAAGAATTGAACGTACCATTGCAAAAATCTCTAAGTTAAACTTAGACGAGGAAGAGGATTTGCTGGAGGCCGAGCGCATAGCTGGGATTAAGCCTAAAGATCGTAGACGTACTACAAGGGCAAGAAAGCAAGCAGTGCAGCAGTTTGTAGACAAGCAGAATGAAATACTTATCGCAGATCTTACACCAGAAGTAGCACTTGAGGATGCAGCCGAAAAGCGACGTAATCTTTTACAATCTGACTATCAAGAACCTATTGTAGAGCCGGTAGCACTTCCTGAACCAGAACCGGCACTAGTTGCACCAGAACCTAAAGCAGAAAAACCAAAAAGAACAAGAACAAAACGGGAGAAACCAGTTAAAGAAGTTACTCCTGAAACTACAGCTTTAGCTAGAGTTCCTAGTACGGCATTAGCTACAATTCCTGTTCCTCCAACTCCAAGAGAACCACTTATTACTCCATCGTATTCGGAAACTACAGCATTGGCTAGAGTTCCTAGTACGGCATTAGCTAGAGTATTGACTGCCGCCCTAGCTACAGTTCCGCCCTCTACAGCATTAGCTACAGTCCCAAGCTCTACAGCATTGGCTAGAGTAGTAACTACAGCGCTGGCTACGGTTCCAGCTTCTACGGCATTAGCTACAGTTCCGAGTTCCACAGCGTTAGCTAAAGTTATAACTACAGCGTTAGCTACAGTTCCTAGAGTTGCAACTCCCCCACCCACAACTGTCACAGCTCCTACAACGCCACTTCTTACCGGGCCTACAACTACAGCGTTAGCTACAGTTCCTAAAAGTGCGACTCCACCTCCTACAACAACTGTAGCTCCTACGACTCCGCTTCTTACTGGTCCGACAACTACAGCATTAGCCACAGTGCCTAAAACTCCAGCTCCTGCAACACCTGCAACCACAGCTCCACCGGCAACAACTACAGCCTTAGCTGTGGTTCCTAAGACTCCGGCCCCTTCAACTGCGGCAACACCTGCAACTCCGACTGTACCTCCTGCAACTACAGCATTAGCAGTTGTTCCTAAAACTCCGACTCCTGCAACTCCTGCTCCGGTTGCTCCTGCTCCTAAAGCTCCAATTATAACTCCACCTCCTGCAGCTGCTACGGCTTCGACAGTACCACTTCTTACTGGCCCTACAGCACCTACAACTCCAAGAGCTCCAAGAGCTCCAAGAGCTCCTAAACCTACTACACCTATTGCACCTACTGCACCAGCACCTCTAATTACCTTTAGTGGAGCTCCGACTGCTCCAATTGTTTTACCGACTGTTCCGCCTGTAACTGTAACTCCAAGAGCTCCAAGAGCTCCAAGAGCTCCTAAACCAGCACCGGCACCGGTTGTTCCTTTTAGTGGAGCTCCGACTGCTCCATTACCAACTATCACTGTTCCACCTGTAGCTCCTGCAACTGGACCTGCTGGGACTTCACCGTCCACGGCTCCGTCTGGTGGTGGTATTACTGCACCCGGTGCAACTATTACAGTTACCGGCGGTACAGTTACTATTACCGGATCAACAGTCACTGGTGGAACCGGTGGTGCTGGTGGTGCGGGCGGAAGCGGAACGGGTGGCACCGGCGGCACTGGTGGTGGCGGTGGCGGTGGCGGTGGATTCCGCAGAAGTAACCTAACTGACATGATTTTTGGTCAGATGGACGTACTAAGTGATCGAACTAAAGATGTTATACGTGAGGCTCCAGATGAACCAGCTCGAATAGCGCTTGTACAGGCAGCACGGGATCGATATGCAAAGTTACAACAAAAAGCATTGCAAACTCAAATAGACTACGGATCGCCGAGCATGATACTTAATCCTACGGTGCCCGGGCTTGTAGCAGGTTTAGATACTAGCAAAAATCCGTTGCAAGACTTAAATACTATGACGGAGGCTGTACTTCAGGATCAAATAGCTAGTGCTGTAGAAAGAGATCGAATTGAAAATGATCCAACTTTATCAGCCGCGGACAGAAAACTTGAACTCGCCGCCTTAGACGCATCCGATCGAGAACTTAATGATTTTGCGGCCGTACTAAAAAAAGTTACAGAAGATCTCAATCGATTTCAACAAGCGGTCCGAGTACCCAATACGGCATTCGGTAATACTTCTGGTAGGAGTGGTGGTGGTGGTGGCGGTCCAACAATTCGTACAGCTTCAGGTAAAGTATTGTCAGAGGCCGACGTACTGGCATTATCTGATTTAGAAAGTAAACGAAATTTATACGCCTCCTTTCAAGGAAACCTGCCAAACTTAGGTTCTCGTTTTGATTCACAATTAGATTTGACACGGAGAACTCGTAGATTTGCTGATGCAACACTTTCACAACTACCCGCCGTTGATTTAACAGGCGTTGATTTTATGGGCGACGTCGCAAAAGAGACTGCAGCAAATGCAGCAGCTGCTGAACTGCAAGATGCAATAGCACAGATAAAACCGAACACACTTGAAACTAGGCCTATTGAGGAACTTGCAGTTGATCTGTCGAGAGTTAACGAAGCGGCAATAAAACTTAACGACGTTATAGAAGGTGCTGGTAATGTAGATGCTGCACAAAGTGGCATACAAAACGTAGTAACAGCAACTGGATTTGCAGAAAGACAGCAAGCAAGATCCGGTGCCGAGATTGATAAACAATCGGCATCAAATGCAAGAAACTTGGAAGAGAATATGCAGGCAATTGTTAGTCAGCCCGGATTGATTCGCCGTCTAACCGGTGGTGTACAAAGAGAGGGCGCCGAGCATGTGCGTGAATATCTCAAGGGAATTTTTGGTGACTCTAAGGAAGGACGCAAGGCAACTGACACTATGTTTTACAAAGATCAGATGGTTGCGTACGATGATCAAGGACGACGCCGTAACATTGTAGGCGCCAGTACAAAAGAATTGCAAAACCTACAGGCGCGAGTAAAGGCAGAAAGTGGCATGGACGTATCAATGGATGATCTCCAGCGTACTCAACGAGCAATGGCCCGTGTTCAACAAGCTCGCAATCAATCGCCGTTCAATGATATACTTTCTTACAGCATGTCCAAAATGCGGGATCTTGACTCACTTGGCCAAACGGTAATGGGTGCTATGAATGCACCGCAAACAATTGCATCTACAATTAGTCAAATTGGCGACCCTCAACTTCGTACGGATCGCATAATGACCACAGCCAGAGCGTTGTCATTAAGTCCAGAAACGTACACTAAAGCGCTCGCCGCCGCTACCCAACAACAATCAAGATTTGGTGGTACACTGTCAAAAAATTTGGAGGACATGACTTCATTTATTCCTATATCGAATACGTATGGAGTGGATGTCGGCAAGTCAGTTCAAGTGGCAAGAAAACTCGCCGCGTTTGACCCAGCACAAGGAATGCAGGGTGCAAGTATTGCACTTAAAGAATTTTTATCGGGTAACGTGTCTTCATTGAGCCGTCGTTTCGAAATTAATCGTAGCGATTTGTCAAAGATAAATACGGGTGATGCGAATGAAATGTTAGATTCACTCGACACTCTTCTGGGTAAAATGGGTGTTACCGACAAACTTATCGACGATCAAGCAAACTCGTTAGCGACTAAGTATGACCGTATGACAGGTCGTCTTGAAACAATGCAAGTGAGCTTCAGTGCGTTTGCTGTTAGTGCTATGACACCAGTACTCGAGCCAATACTCGGAGACAAGTCTTTTCTTGCAAAAGGCGCATTAGATCAAAATTTGCAGAAAGTTGTTACGGAGCGGTTAAAGTCTTATGGGGACTCGGTACTAAGTGATCCAGAGACCGGATTAAAAACAGTTGATGTTTTTTCCTCAAAATTTGCTGAGCAACTAGATCCAATATTAGCTAAAGCAAATGACTCAACTTCCACGGCCGCGCTAGATTTTACCGGTATAACTGGGAATGTGTCTAACGTTGAGTTGTACAGACGTCTGGGTAATATGAGCGCGGACGACCGACGACGTATTCAGCAAAGTGCTCAATCGAGTGTGCTGATGGGTATGAATCAAGAACCCGCAATACTTAAAGCTATGCGCGATGTAGGCGGAGACTTTTTTAGCGGCGAGGAATTTCAAGCACAAAGAAGACCGTTAGGATTCTACGGACCTGCTATGAGCCCGATGGAGCGAAGGGACTTAAGCGAACGAGCCGGAGAGGCACTGAAATTTGGACAACGGGGCCAGCAAGTGCAGCTTCTTCGCAAACTCGATGCGGACACGTACGACGTTAGGTTACCTAGTGGTAAAATTGACCGAGTCCGTCTTGCGGGTGTGGATGCTCCCGAGAAAAATACGGATGAAGGTAAACAAGCCTCTGAGTTTGCTGGCAGAGTAATCGGTACAGATCTTACTAATCCAGAAAGTCCAAAAAAGTTTGTTACTCTCTATTCAAAAGGAAACCGAGACGAAAACGATAGACTTGTGGGTAGTCTAAACGTTAATGGTAATGATCTTGCTACTACGCTTATTGCAAGCGGTAATGCAGCAGCGTTCAATTTTGAGGGCAGTTACGGTCAAGATGTTATGGCACCGCTGAGCGCACTTGAAAGAAATGCCGCAAACATTGGAATCGGCCCAGTAAACGCGCGAGCAGCCGGGTTAGGTTTAGGTGCTAACTCAGAAATCTCAGAGGCAGTTAAGACTAAGTACTTTTACGATAAGTATGTAAGTTTGGCGGCTCTATACGGGGGTGTCGGTGGTGCCACCGCGGGTACTCTTGTCGGCGGTTATAACGCTCTTGCAGCACTCGGTTCAGCAGGTGGTTTAGCCGCAGGTGGCGGTGCAGCGACCGGGATAGCTGCGGCACCAATACTTCCAATAGCGGGGGCCGTGGCTACTCTTGTTGCTGGCGGTTATCTTGGTGTATCTGCGTACAATGATAGCAAAGATACTAGTGCTCCAAAAATGCGTGAATTGAACAGATTGCAAAGTGAAGAAGATTTACTAAAAGCGGCGGGAAACATTGGTGATCAATTATACCCACAAGCGGCCAAACAAACTCAAGAGGATGAAGCTAGAATAAAAGATCTAGTCGCTAATGGCAAGAGTGACTCCGCAAATGCATTTATGCTTTATCGATCTTTTTTTGCATCTGACCTACAAAAACCACGTGAGGAATTTGTAACTCAATTCGTTGACTCAGGGAAAGAATTATCTAAATACTACAATGGTCTGGCCGAAGAACAGAAGGAAGTTTACGGATTAGTCGTTACGGATCCCGCCACAAAACAACGCACTAGTGTATTTAGAGCAATGCAAATGTTCCAAACACTGCAAAAACGAGATGAAACCAAAACCGACCCAACTGCGAAGAAAATTCTTGAGGAAAACTTTGATGCGTATACCGACCTTAATCGCCGGATTGACATTACAACAAAGACGTCAAAGTTAATCGAAACTGCACAAGCATACGGAATTCAAACTACTTATAAGGGATCATACGAGGGTCAAGGGCCGCCTAGAGCAAGTCGTTACGTTGGCCCCGTGACTAAGGTAATGGATCGTGAAACGTTCTTTAATCTAAACGAGGATCAGCAGATTGATGTAGCAAAACAACTGAACGATGCAATTAATACTCCAAGTTGGAAACGATTTGCAAAAGAATATGCAGACCAAGCAATGGAAAAACAAGCAGCAATGTCACAACAGCGGTTTACAACGTATGTCGACAATACTGCATTGAACTCGTTGGCGGGTATGAATCCGGGTCAATTAAGTTCCTCTGTTTTTGGTTTTCGATCGACTGGTACTGGGAGAGCACTTGAGGATCCGTTAGACGGTGATGGAAACCCTATAAGTCCTTTGGTCGCACCCTCAATTCGTGCGTTGACCCGTACTAAATTTGCAGAAGGTGTAAACTACGATGAATCCGGTAAGGAAAACTTAAAGAATGCACAAGCAGAAGCAGTCAAATCGCTTGAGCAACAGATAGTAGCGTATAGAGAGCAGGAAGAACTAACAAGGCCGTTTAATTTAGCACTTAAAAGTACGTACAGCAATTTTATACAAACACTGCAAAAATCGGGTACTCAGTACGGCAATATTATGACGTATTTATCTCAAGGCAACCCACGCGGATTTCTTGATGTCAGTCAGCAAATGAGTGGTTTTAACGTGCAATCAATTATGCAAAACCGAATTACTACACAAAATAGCGCAGTAATGGGTATTGGTAGCGTTGCTGCAGGAACATCGGGGCCAGTTCCAACAGGCAGATCATTTAACTATGGGTACACAACTGGTCCTCAGGGTACAATCCAGTATGCTCGAGACTTTATGAGGGCACCTGAGCGATCGTTGTTTAACCCGGCCGCAATTGAATCAGTTATAATGCAGGGAGTTCAGGCCAATACAGAAATCGTACAACGCAATCTTGACTTTGGCCGCAAACTGCGAGATGCTGAGATAGCTAACAGACGCGCTCTTGAAGATATTAATCGAAATGGTATGCGTAGTTTGGAGGATATTCACCGCAACTATACAAGAAATATGATACAATTAGCACAGCAATCCGAAACGTCAAAACGTTTAGGAACAGCGCAGTTTTACACCGGTGCAGTAGCAGCAAACATCGATCCAAATGAAAAAGCAAGAATCACCGCTTCGCGCGAACAAGGTCAACAAAAAGCGTCGCACATTGAGCAGGCAGATGTAGGCACGTATCTTAAATCAAGTGACGGTATGCAAGATACAGAATTACAGAAAGCTTATGCAGAATACCAAGCGACCCCCTTTACAAATGCTACCGTAAAAGAAGAGTCTTGGAAAAAAGTAATGGATATAGTGCAGGTTCGAAGAAGTCAGACCAAGGCCAGAATGGAGAACGCCACTGAAGTTCCGGAGCGATCTGCTGCAGAAGCGCAATTCGGTTTACTTTCTGATAATTATGATCGTGGTCAACAATATCGAAAATACGTAGATGATATGTATAACCAACAGATGGAATTTGCAGGAAGAAGAAAGCAGTTGGGGATCAATCGCGTTGACTTAGAACGTGAGGGGGGACGTCTTCGAGAAAAAACTCCCGAGTTAGCAATGCAGCTAGGTAAGGCACGGACTCCTGAAGAAATTAGGGCTGCTAGAAATGCAATAGAGGACAACAATGTTGCTATTGAAAAGAATAGTGAAGCACTAGCGCAAAATGCTCGTGAACTCGAGTCAGTAACTATCACTGCCCCACTCTGGGCTGATAATTGGCGTGAGGCTGGGAAACAAATTTTAGAAAGTTCTACAAGCACTATTTCAGGTTTGTTAAACAACTTAGAAGATTTTAATATAAATTATGCGCGGCAATTAGAAGATGCATACCTAGGTTTTAAAAATGCAAAGAAAGATATGATCAAGCAATTTACAGATGCCGCAATTGAAATTTCTCAAGCGGTTCCTGCTGAGTTTGCCGGAGCATTGAGTGCTATCACGTCCTACCAACGGATGTCACTTAAAGCCGAGTCATACTATAACGCGGGTAAAGTTGAGTCCGCTCAAACAGTGCAGAGGCTGGCAAATGTTCAATTAGCTAGTTCGCTGTATCCCAAAGGCAGTGACGAATATAACTCAATGGTAAGTCAACTGGATTCAAACGTGACAAGCATGACGGCGCAAGGAATGCAACAGAACGATCTTACTATGGGGCCATCTGGCTTAGGTGCGTATGGTGAAAAAGACTCTGACGGTAAATTCTCTTTGCGGGTTGTAATGAAAGACAAAGCCAGAGATCCTTTAAGGGGCAAAGACGACGGCCCCTAATCAACGAGTAAATTAAAAGAAAATGCTGCGAGGTTGTACATAACCTCGCAGCAAAGGAGGAAAATGACGTACGAACTTAGTCCTATATATTTTAGTGGGTACATCGGTACCAGTGGTTTTTACATGGACGCGAAAGCTAGTAATATTTCTAAAAACACCGTAACGTTTGGGGATAAAATTGAGGCAGTGGACGGTTCTGTGCATTACTTGCACAGAGCATTTAAAGATCAGTGGACTGTTTCATGGACGTTGATTCGTTATAACGCGCCGTCTAATTACCCTTTAGCTACAGTAGAAAAACTTAAGAATCTGTACCGTTCTGTAGCATTGTCAGGAACGAGTATTGTAATGGGGATTGAAGGTCAGCAGTATGATGTTATCCCCGACCCTAATACATGGACTGAACAACTATCCGCCAACGAGGTATCTATGACAAGCATTCCATACTACACGGTTAGTTTTAAGTTGGTGCAGGTATGAACTATCGACTTGACTATCGCGTATATATATCTGCGGTGGGTACTAAAGTAGACATGCCCGCAAACTTAGTACCCAATCGTTACGTACAGGACGTGTCAATCTCGCACTCAATGGAGACAAACTCTACATCGGGTGTCACACTTGGGAGAATT